GCTCAGGGCCTCGGATCCTGACGAGGTCTTCACGAGTCAACGCCGGCTCGACGTCGTCGATGGCTCGGTACTGGCTCACGTTGCATCGCCCAGGTAGAAGTCGTCAAGCGATCCGGCCGCGTCTAGTTGCGCTTTGAGCGCACCGAGCGGGTATTCGAGGAGGTGGTCACAACAGGCGATCACGTCGAGCGCCGTCGTAGCTGATTCGCTGCCGTCCTCGAGCAGGGCGTCCGCTGACTGACCGATCATCGCCTTGAGGAGCGACAGCAGCATCACCACGTCGACCGCTTCGCCGGCGAACAGCGCCACCGGGCACCGCTGCGCCAGCCGTTCCGCCTGGGTGAACTCCCGCCGGGTGGCGGACTCGAAGAAGTCATACGGGTTCACGACTCGACCTCTGTGATCTCGAACAGCCGGGCCAGCATGTGGTCGATTTCATCGAGGCCCTCGAGGCGGGCCAGGGCGTCGAGCACCTCGGAGCGGAAGCGGGCGTCGAGCACCTCGGTCGGGGTGTCCGGTACGGATTCCATGGGCAGGGGCCGCGAATCGTCGACCTCCCGTCTCAAGCTATAGAGCGCATAGATGACCATTCTCCGTTCTTCGGCGGTCATCGGGACCATTAGCGCATTCGTCATGTCGACCTCAGTCACGTTGAACGCTTCCACAGGGTTACGTCCTCGGAACGGTCTGTCCCCCTGTCCTTTCTTAAATAGTGGGCAGGGTGAGGCCCTGTGGAAGCGAAGGTCGGAGAACCGGACACGGTGGGCGCAACGACAGGGCGGAAAGGTCCCCGACGTGTGCCTAGGGGCCGTGCCCGGCCCTCCTGGTGGTGGAATGGCGACCCGTACGTCCCCGTCCGGGCCTGACCACTGATGTCGACGGATGCCGTGAACGTGTTCACGTCGACAACCATTCCACGATCTGTTCCCAATCTGAGGGGCGAACCATTGCGGCCGAAACGCCGTCGCGCTCATACCGGCACGATAAAGGGCCGCATTCCTGGAGCATGGCGAGGACGTCGGCCTGGGCGCGGGATAGCCGGCCCCTTTCAGACTTGACCTCGAGGAAGATCACGCGCGGCGGCTTGATGAGCACCAGGTCCGGGAATCCGGCGTTAGATCGCCTCGAATCGTGCGTGTGATAGGTCCACCATCCATAGATTTCGGCGGCCTGCAGGATCGTCTCCATGAACGCGGCCTCGGACACGGTGCCGCTGATCTGGTCGTAGGCGCTACGTGGCAACGTCACGGCCGGGTGCTCGCCATCATCTCGGCTGTCTTACGTCGCCCGTAACCGGTCAACGTTTGCACCAGGGCACTATTGCCGCCCTGCGTGTCCTCTTCGACGTAAGGGCCGTCAGGCCATTCACGCAGATACTCCACTGCCCCCATGTCGCGCAGCTCCTTGAGCCTCGTCGCGATCTGGTTCGCCGACACGACCAAACCGGCCCGGTTCAGCACCTGACTGTTCTTCCACAGGCTGTGAGCAGTCGACGGGCGAATCCACAACGCCATCAACACCTGCGCACGTTGCGACCCGGCCTTCACGGTTGCAGCTGCGACATGCGACGTGACCGGGTGCTCATTCGAAACCAAGCCTGGCTTGTCCCATAGTGACGCCTGGATCATGCGTCGACCTTTGCGATGAGGGCGTCGAGTTCGGCCCGGTTCATGTTCTGGAAGTTCCGGTGTTTCCCAGGCCCTTCGCCCCAGATGTCGCGGGCACGGTCGGTGTCGCCACCGCACGCCGCGAGTAACTCGACTTTTGCTTCCCCCAGACTGATCGGAAAGTCGTCGGAGTTGCCCGTCGAGGCCGGCGGGGCGGTGATATCAGACTGTCCCGCGGGGGCTTGCCGGTCGGCTTTGCCCATCTCCAGCGACGACGGCCGCAGGCCCTTCGCGTTGAGGCCCAGATTTGCCAACGCACGGCCTATCGCCGAGGTCTCGCAAACTTCTACCGCCCATTTCTCCATGCGGCCCTCGAACTTTTCCTCGGCCCATCCGGTCGCGTCGGCCTGGTGGCTGCCCTCGCGGCCATCCCGAAACACGCCGGCCAGGAAGATGACCTGGTGCTCGTCGCAGCGGTGCATCTCGGTTCGGATCCGCCCATTCGGGAAACGTTCCCAGAATTCATGGACCCTTTGGTCGACGTCCTGGTATCCGTCTGGCTTTGCCATATCGCTACCCCCACGGTCGCGGTCGCTGAGCACCATAGATGATCCACGCGGCCTGTTTGGCGATGGTCACTAACTGTCGTCGATGAGCGCGTCGGTCGTCGTGGTTCGCTGCTCGAGGAGCCACTCGCGGTCACGTTCGGAGTCGGTCATCCCGTCGTCATCGAGGACGGATCCTCGGATGATGATGACAGCCGGCACCGGCGCGTCGCCGCCTCCCGAGACGGCGAGCCATAGGCCCGTCAGGGCCACCAGGAGAGCCGTAATAGCGCCGATGAGCTTGACGGCATTAGACAACGAGGCTCGACGTGCCCTTGTTGCCGACCTTCGACGCTGCGAATGACTTCACGACGGCCAAGCCGGCGGCGGCGGCGGCTGTCAGGGCGGAGTCGAGCGTTCCCAGGTCTGTGACGACAAACACGGCCAGAAACGCCTGCGCGGCCGTCGCGATCGTGCGCTCAAGTAGGTCTTTGTAGTTCACTTTTGGGCCTCCATTTTCTGGTGGGTCATAGGGCCAACGACACCGTCGGCTGTGAGGCCGTGTGTGGCCTGCCAGTCTGCGACCGCGTCAGCCGTGGCCGGTCCGTAGATGCCATCAGGAACGGCTCCAACGCGCTGCTGAACGATTTTGACGTAGGGGCCGCGTATTCGGGGCCGACGCAGCCTGAGGAGCCTGTACGGGGCGCTCTCGGCCTTCCAGACCGACTCCGGTGGCATCGGGCCGGCGAACATGCCGCTATGGCGGCCCGCCTGGACGTGCCAGTCCTCGCCCGGCACGGTTCGCTGCAGCCCCCAGGCGTCGAGCACCTCATGGACCTGGGACCAGGAGACGGGGCCGATGCGGGTCAGATCGCAGGCCCAGGCCCAACCATCGGCCGGCTGGATCATGTGGTACGAGCCGACAAACCCTGGTGCAATCCTACGGTCAGGGTCAGCGGCCAGGTTCGCCCCTACTGCCCCGTTGCGCCACCTTGCGTAAAGGTGCCGCTGGGCATCCATCGAGCGTGCCCCGGACTCGATACGCACATGGTCGCGCATCAGCTGAGACGACCAAAACGCGCCCGCCAGACGAAACGCGAGAACCGGGTGCAGGTGCTCGACGTCCTCGTCTCCGTCGTCGCGGTAAGGCTCGAGCATGGCGACCAGGTCGGCGTGGATCATGCGTCGGCCAGGCCCGACGGTTCTGCTTCGCGTTCGTATTCGACGATGAGGCGGCCGTCGCTGTCGGACGAGGGGGCCTGGTCGCCTTTCACCTGGTTGTCGTGCCGTTCGGCCATGACCATCCAGTTGCATACAGCGCCGGCCGGCCCGCTGATCGTCAACGTGGACCCGTCGAGCACCCATTCGACCGGGTTCCCCGACGATGCGACCATCGACCACGGATTCGTGCACAGGGCCGCCCAGGTGCCGGCGGTCATGTTCGATGCTTCGTCGAGGTCGACGGTGGCGGTGCCGCCCGCCAGGGTCACGGTGCCCCGGTAGATCAGATCGTTTTTCGGTCCTTCGACCGATGCGTGGCGGAGCCGCCAGTCGCCGCCCTTCGTCGGATGCGCGATGTCGAATGTCTTCGTGCCGGCGGTGAACTCGCCGACGACGTTCACCAGGCCGCTGGTTGCGTGCATCGACATCCTGAGCGTTCCACTGGTGGCGAACCGCAGGGTTGTCGCTTCCTGGTTCCACAAGATCGCCGTCTCGTCCGTGTCGACGCCGACGAGCAGACCGTTGTTGAGGCCGACACCCGTGGTCGAGTTGCCGAACGCACAGTAGGCCTGGTTCGAGTCGGTGGCTTCGATCTGCTGGAGCACGGTCGCCGCCGCCCTGATATGCAACGGGTTCAGCGGTGTATCCGTGACAATGCCGACACGGGCATTAGCCGAATCGACGACTAGCACATCCGGGTCGCCGATCGTGACCCAGGCCGACCCGTTGTAAACCTGAAACTCGTTGGTGTCGTTGAGGTAGCAGAACATGCCCTCGGCGAGTGTCGGTTCGCCTGCGCCGCCGAAGGCGGCGTCACGGTTCGCGCTGGCCGCGTAGACGCCGACGACCTGCTCCAGGAGCGCGGTGTTGATGTCCGTATCGCCCGACGCGCCCACCACGTCGCCGGCGGCCCATTGCTTGTGTCCAGATCCGGCCATGTCTGCTCCTAGTAGTCGACGTAGGCGAGTTTAGTTGTCGTCCCGAGTGTCGACATCGACGCATAAGGGCCGGTGCCGTCGGTGTCGAGCACCCAGTAACCGCCGGTCGGCGACAGGTTGAACGTCGTCTCCCAACGGTTCGCGTCCGCCCGGTGAGTGATGCCCTCGAGGATTACGTCCTGGGTGACCGTCGACCCGGTCTTCGGGTGCCGGCGCACCTGGTAGAACATGCCGGGATCGGATTCGAGGACGATTTCCCACAGGTCGCCGTCGGCTTGCGGCAGCAGTTTGAGTGCGCCGACACGGTCGCCTGGTTCCTTATGCCGGTCGACCAGGAACGCGCACCATTGGGTCGCTGCCGCAGCGGTCGACAGCATGATCGCGGTTTTGTCGACGGCGCGGATGCCGTAACGGGTCTTCGACACTGCATCAGCCGACTGGGTCGCCGTAGTCGATGTGCCGTACAGGGTCGCGTCGGCCTGGTTGACGATTACCTGGTCGTCCCAGAACATCGTGACGTCCTGGAATGGCAGCCAACCGGAGTCTGCGGACGTGTCGTCGGTGAACTGTGCGACGAGCTTTCCGTCGCCGGACAGGCGTTGGGTGCGGTTTGCGACGTCGATCGTTTTGGTGAGCCGGGTCGAGTAGACGGTGCCGACTTCGGCGTCGTTGACTTTGTTGATCTCGTCGAGGACGTTCATGGACGTCGTGTACGCCTTCTCGGGGACGGTTTGGACGGATGTGTCGTCGTAGGAGATGGTCACGGCCGCATTCGACATGCGCATCAGCGCCCGTATGCGTTCCCCGGATCCTTCCTCCGCTTCGGTTGATGCGTCGCATTTCGCCATCGCCAACGGCTTGAACCAGTCGACTGCCTCGATGATCGTCACCTGGTCGTGGCCGCCGCCCTGTTGCCGTTGGACCCACCGTTCGACCAAACCGGAGAACATGGACCGTTCGGTCGAATCCGACGGGTCTACAACGATGACCTGGATAGCACGGCCGGGCAGCACCTCCGTTGCGCCGCTGTCACGATACGGCGACGATGTGTTGGCCGGGTCGAGGTGCCCGTTGGTGTTGTCGACGACGAGGACGCACCGGCCGGCCTGGAGCTTGTCGAGGGCGTCCTTCTTGCCGCGTGTCATATACAACTCGCGAACCTTGTTGTTGGTCGTGATCGTCGTATAGCCCTCGCTCGACGTCGTATCGTTCCAACCCTGGTCGAATTGGACTTTGACGATCACTTCGGCGGTCGTCATGTCCCAAACTCGAGGTCGTGGTTCCGGTACTTCGTGCGAACCAGCTCCGCCTGGATCATGTCGGCCAGCTCGTAGTTCGAGATCACGGACCCCTGGACGGTCACGTTGACGGTCGGGCCGCCCATTCGGCCGCCGCCCTGGTCGAGCGGGATGATCGCCTCAGGGCCGGCCTCGCCGAGCATCGCCAACGTCGGGCTGGTGACGATGCCGCCGGCTGCGAGGGTCGGAATGTCGGGGAACACGTCGAATCCGCCGAAGCCCTTGCCGCCGATACCGGGCACCCAGGATGGGACGTCGATGCGGGGGAACCTGAGGTCGGCCATGTTCCAGATCGAGATGAGGCCGTTGACGAGGGCTTTGCCGAATGCCTGGCCGAGGTCGGCGAGGAGGCCCACGCCGGCGATCGCAGCGTCGACCATCAAACCGGGCAAATCCTTGAACGTGTCGACGATGAAGTCGACAGCGGTCGAAACGATCGCTTTCAGGGCATCAAACGCGCCCGCAAAGTCGCCCTGGAACAGTGCGACGACGAGGTCCACGACGTTTTGGATCTGGTCCCACAGGTATTCGAACCAGCGGACCACCAGGTTGATGACCGGCGTGATGATCGGCATCAGGTGCTCATCGAACCAGCCGGCGAAGTCTTGAATGGCTGCCACGGTTGCCTCGATGGCGACGATGACGGCGTCGATGGCGACGACAATTGCTTCCATCGTTGCCACAGCGGCCGGACCGAGGCGCGCCATCAGGTCATTTTTGAGTATGGCGAACTTGTCCGACAGGGTTTCGGTCGCGTCGGCCTGGGCGTCCACGAGGCCGGTTCCGTCGCCCATGAGGCCGCCGAACGTCTCCAGCTCGAGGTTGCCGGAACGGATTGCGGACGTCATGCGTGCGCCGGCGGTCCCGAACGCATCCGACGCAAGCGCCAGGGCGTCTGTTTCCGACCCGGCGTTAGCAATCTGCGCCACCATGTCCTCGAACGCCTGACGCGGGTCGCCGCCGGCCTCGGCTACGTCGCCGAAGAACTTTTCGAGCGACGGGCCGAGCTTGGTGACGTCGACGCCGGCCTGCTCCAACATGCCGAACATGGCGGCCGTTTCTTCTCCGCTAAACGACGCGGTGGCGAAGATCGGGCCGAACTTCTCCATCTGGCCGAGGAGGTTGTCCATCGGTGCGCCGGTTGCCTGCGAGATGCGCACCAGGTCGCCGAGGAGTTCGTCGGTGTCTTCGAGCGGAATGTTGAATTGGGTCATCTGGGCGTCGAGGCGGGCGATTGCGTCGCCGACGTCCATGTCGCTGACGCGGGCGAAGTCCAGGAACAGGCCCGTCGTCGCCTCGAGCTGGTCGCCGGTGACGCCGAAGAACGTATTGACGTCGGCGATCGCACCGGCGACCACCTCGGCTGACTCCGGGACGGTGCGTAGGACGTCCGTGGCCTGTTTTTTGAGATCCTCCAGGGCTTCACCGGACGCGCCGGTCCCCTTGATGAGGATGTTTTCCATTTCCTCGAAATCGAGACCCGCCTTAATAAACGCCGAGCCGAGACCAACCGCCGCGCCAATCCCGGCCAGCTTCAGCGACCCGAACAGCTTCGACGCGCCCTTCTCGAACTTGGACGTCGATTTCTCGGCCTTCTTCAGCTCCTTGGCGAAGCCTTTCGCATCGCCAGTGATGCCGATATTTATGGACGCTTTGGCAGCCATTACAGGTACTTGTCGATTATTTCGGCGATCTGGGTTTCATACGCCTCTTTTACCTCGTCGCGGCGATCATCGAGGGCCTCATACAGAAACGGGTTCGGGGTTATGTTCCTGGCGGCCCAGCCGAAGTGGATGGGCCATGCGTAGATGGCTTTCGTCTTCGTGCCGGCGCGGACCGTGCCCCGCACCTTCGACGCCGACCCCTTGATCGTCGCTTTCAGCCTTCCGCTCTTGTGGTGCCGGTCGGTGCGAAGGCCGACAGGGACGCGACGCAACGCCTCCGCGAGCACCTGTTCGACGCCTTCCAGGTTCGCTTTCTTCAGGTCCTCGTTGGCTTCATCGCCGACAGCCTCGAGTTGCTGACGGAACTTGGCACCGGACATCGCCTTGCCGTTGGCGAAGAAGACGAGTTCAGCGGCGGGCGTTACGGGCACGTCGGTTCGCCTCCTTCACTCTCTCGTTGTGGGCCGCCCTGAGCGCCTTCACCAGCTCCGGCGGAGCCTCGAGCAGCGCCGTAATCGGCTGCCCGGTGGCTAACGCGAGGTCGGCCAGGTGGTACGTCAGGGAGTGTCTACTGATAAAGGGCTTTCGTCGTTCGCCATCTCCAGATTCCCGACCTGCTCGATGAACTGGTCGAACGCCGGCACAGTCTTGCCCTCATGCCTGGCCTGCTCCCAGGCGAGCCAGACGAGATGCTCGAGGGCGAGCGAGCCGTTCGACAGCGCCTGGACGGACAGCTTGAACTGCCGCTCAAACTTGACGAACGTGCCGATCGACGGTTTGACACTCCAGGACGTGCCGTCCTCGAGTTCGACACTGATGTGCAGGTCGATCATGGCGCTATGACGTCGCGGTCGAGATTGCGCCCGTTACGGGCCATGTCACGGATACGGTCGAGAGATCCCCCACACTGC